GACACCCGCGTTCTCGACCTGACCGGCCCCATTCGCATCGACGGAGAGGATCTCAGTATCTGTTGCGATCACGGTTCCCGCGGCGAGAGCTCCTGTGAGCACCTCTGTCGTGGCCTGGAACCCATAGTATTCGAGGAGGGACGTGCTGAAGTTTCCAGAAGCAACGACAGCCGAATTGTTGGCCACAGTCACGTGAGGTTGGCCCACGATGAACTCCCCGGCGAAATGAATCGTCGCCTGGGTGAACTGAGTGGACGTCTTCATCAAAGTGATCGTGTTGGCGGATAGGTTCACGCCCACGACCAGGTAGATGTCGATCCCCGCGTTCGGGTACGGACCCACGGACACATAGTTTCCCGAGGTGAACTGAGGGGCTGTGGTCGTCAAAACCGTTACCTGCTGCCCAACGGAGGGAGCCGTGAACTGGGCCGCAAGCTGGCAGATCGTCGCGTCAGGGGCGATAGCGTCCGTCGTGACGGTGAGGATCGCAGAGTTGTTCTCGAAATAAAGCTGACCTCCTACCGTATAGGGGATGAAGGTGTTGACGAAAATGTCCTGCGTCGCCGCGATGGGAACCATCTGAGAAAATCCGGAAACCTGCCCTGACTCCCCCGTTGCTGGGATCGTCGCCGTGACCGAGAAATAGGTCGTGGTACCCCCGTAGATCATGCTCATGAACTGCCCGACCGCGAGAAGCGCAGCCGTGGCGGAATCGACGTAGATCCAGCCGGAGGTCGTTATCCCGTCCAGCGGGGGCATCGTGAAAGGCTGCGTCGTGTGAAGGAGCGCGGAGGTCGCGGTTGACCCGACCGGAATCCAGCAGGTCATATCGTCCGTTGCGCACCACTGGAAGATGTTCCCGCTCCAAGCGACGACGTAGTTTCTGAACACGTTTACGCCCTGAAATCTCTGGTTTGGGTCCAAACCGATCACGGGCAGCATGAGCGAGTTTAGCCCGTTCCAGAAGACCATCTCAGAGTTGGGCTGCGCGAACACGCATTTGTCGTAGAACGAGCATCCCACGATCCGATTCCTTATTCCGGCCACGTTGGAGCCGTAGTCGTAAAGCTGGAAAAGGCTCGCCTTGCTCGCATCGCCCGGGGTCGTAATCGAGTAGATCTTCCTCGCCGTGCCCACGATCCCCACATTAAGCGACGGCTGGTAGAACTGCGTCTGAAAGATCATGTTCGCCGCTGAGTCTAAACCAGGCGTTAGCGTCATGGTCTTCATCCCTTGGGCGTTCTTCGCAACACCCTTCTCAAAGCGAACATTTGATGCCACGGCCGCCGAGCGCACGTCCGGCTCCTCCGAGCTTACCCGGGTGATCAACCCGAGTGTCGGAGCTACAATCGGTACCTCAAAGCCTCCTGATGCACGGCGCATGAACTCACGTCTTGATGATGCAGTTCATCCCAAGGGACGGCTGCAAATTGTTGTGCGGGTCCGTCGTGGAAGGGGTGATCGTATTGCCGCCGACCGCCGTCGAGCTCGTGCTGCCCTCGCCGGTCACAACCGGGTACACGCCCGACGGCTGGGAACCGTTCTGATGCTGGCCGCTGTACTGAGCCCACGCGTAGCTGTGCGAGTGGTTCGGGATCTGGTTGATCGTGAGGGTGTCGGTCTCCGTGCCGGTCGTCCGGCCCACGGACCACGCAGTCGCGTCAGAGGCCGTGCCCGTTCCGATGCCCACAAGAACGCGGCCGCGCGAATCGGGAAGCCCGAAGGTCGTGGTCCCGTTTCCACCAAAGGTAACGCCCAAGAGTGCCGCCAGGGCCGGATAGGTCGCGATCAGGGGCGTAGATCCATCGCAGTTGAGCCAACCCGCAGGCGCTGTTGGTGCAGGCCAGTGTACGACCATGCCCGTGATCAGGGTACCCGGCACATTCCACGTGGGAGAGGTTGCCGAGCCTGTGGACGTCAGGACCGTGCCCGCTGAGCCGTAGGGAGTCGGAAGGCCGTTGGGGACCGCTGCCGGGTTCAACTGCCCCGTCGTCATATTGAATGACACCGACAGGAAATTGATGATCAGCTGCGTGAGATTTCGAATCGCGGCTGCTCCCGCGGACACGAAGCCCGTATCCGGCGGCTGGGTGGGATCGAAGGGAGTGAGTAGCATGGTAGTCTTAGAACCCCATCATGCGGGAGGTTCGGCCGCGAACCGCGTGGGAGTTGTCGTCGGCGGAGGCTTGCCGGAAGTACCCGGTGAACCCCGGGCCACCCTCGATCATGCGCGATGCCTCCTGTTTCATCGCAATGGAGTCTGCATCAGAACCCAGCGAAAAGACGAGGAATTTGCACATCTCGATAACGAGCATCGGGTACCGGGAAGTGAGGTCGTTCGAGTCCGCCGGGTTCACCAGAGGCGCCAGATACGAGTACGTGTCCACTTGGAACTGCGAGTCCGGCGGCAGCGACCCCTGGTCCATTGGACCCGGAAAATAAATCGTCCAGAGGTTATTGTTCGCCGGGTCCTGCTCCAAGTACGCAGTTCTCTCGGCTACGTTTACCCCGATCTGCGTGAGGCGGTTTACTTCCTGGCGTGTGAAGATCCTCCACAGGCTGTTCCCGTACGGGGTTCCATCGGAAGCGTAGAGCGAGTTCGCCCCGCTTTGGAGTTCCTTGAACGTGGCAGGCAGAACATACGTGAATGGACCCGGACCAGTCACGTTCAGCGTGAACGGAATCGTCAGCTTCATGCACTGCCACGAGCGCCTCTGGCACAGCTGGTTTATCCCCTCATTGATAAGGGTCGGAATCGTACCCATGTACGGCTCCTGCGCCGACTTCAGAGCCAGCGTAATGAGCGTCTGCATTAGGCCAAGGTTCATGTGCGCTTCCCCGTGATGTCGGCCTGGGACGCCTCGAGGTCCTCCTGAATGTACGGGGCTAGGATCTTCTGGTAAGCTTCCTCGTGGACGAGCCCGGCCGGGTCAGTGATTGAGTCAAACGCCAGGGCGGCGGACTTCTGGAAAACCATGTTGAAGTAGTACGTGATCAGGGGCGTCGTTAGCGTCGGATCAGTCACGGCCGCCGGGTACGCGAAATAATTCATCGTCACCAAATGCGATACCGTGTCGGGAGCCGGAAGATCCAGATTGAACGTGGGGGTGCCGGCCGTGAAGTCCTGCGTATAGATGAAACTGTTTTTCGGAAGCAGCCCGAGAGCATTGCTCTGCCCAAGAAGTTTCTCAACTTCCGGACGCGTGAACACCGGGACCAGACTGTTGGCCACTGAATCAAACACCGGGTACCGCCCGTCCTGAAGCTCCTTGAAGTCCGCGGGTAATGTGACACGCGTAGTGCCCACTGCAACCGCACCCTGCCCAATCGACTTCATTTGCTCGAACGAATGCGCCAGGGCAATCTCGTGGATCGCCCGGTTCACGAAGTCCAGGTACTGGGGAACCAGATCGTCGCGCTGGATCGTATCCGTCAGGCGGTCGATTACGGTCTTGAAGGTAAGGGCCATGGGCTAAAAGAAAACGGCGGCGGTTCTCGCGCGAGCAAGAAACCGCCGCCGGTAAGCAGGCGCGTCGTACGGAAAGAAAAGGATCAGACGCCGTGAACGGTGTCCGGCGCGGCTCCGCGCTTCTTCGGGTCGTTCGAATCGTTGATGCCGCCCTTGCCGGTCTCGGTCTTCTCGGGCGGCATGCCGCCGATGGTTGAGATCTGCTCTTCAGGCGTGCGGGACGGCGAATGGACCTTCCCTGAGGAGGGGATCTTCACGCCGCTCTTGCCGCCGGACGGTTCATTGTAGGCTTTGGCCATGGTCGTAGTGGGTTGAGATTAACGTACTGAAGGGTGATTACTGCTCGACGATGTTGTATCGCGCGGCGACTGCGAGGATTTTCTTCGCCAGAGCCGTGTCGCGGACAATGGTCAGACCCCCGCGCATGACGTAGGTCGTCTTGTCCTCGAACACGAGTGTCTCGCCCGGGTGGATGTTCTTCACGAAGTTCCACTGGGTCTTGACGCCTGGGGCGACCGCCGGGGCAGGAGCCTCGACGACTGTCGGCTCCGAAGGAGTGGTCGTCTCAGGCTTTGCGGGCTGGACGTACTCCCTGGCAATCGTGGGTGCGGGCGCGGACGGCGGAGGTGCCGATTGCGCAAGTGATCCTGATGCCGTCAGGACCTGAGCCGCAGACTCGGGCTCCTCCACGGGCGGAGGCGGCGCCTCGAAGCCTGCTGGGGCTGCGGGGGCCGGCTCGGGAACCATGTCGGGTTCCGGTGCGGGAGGAGGGGCGCTCGCGACCTCGGGAGCCGCGCTTTCCGGCGCAACGTCTCCGAGAATCTCGGCTGCGGACTTGATTTCTTTCGGCATAGAAGACCTGTGCGGCGGCTACCGGCCGCTTAGTTGCCTGAGATCAGCTGGAAGTTGTACGCGTGCCCAAAGGCGTTCGCAAACTTGAGCTTGACGCCGAGCTTGGCGCGGAACTGCTCCTGATACGCGTCCTGGCCGCGGGTCTGGATGTTCCTCTCGAGGAAGAGGGGCTCCATCGTCTTCTGGACGATGTTGGGCATGTCGATCACGAACATCGACGCCTGGTAAGCCGTGAGCTCTTGCAGGAGCGGGTGGAACGTGAGCTCAAGGATGCCGAGCGGCGTGACGATGGTCGTCACGTTCATCCCGAACACCGTCTCGTTGTTCATGATCCTGAAGCCCGCGGCCGCCGAGTTGGCGTAGTCGGACAGCGCCTGGAAGGCGAGGGGGCCGCAGAGCCCGAGCTTCTGGTTCGAGCCGAAGACCATGAAGGAGCGCAGCCACGCCTTGGTCTGCGTGAGGGTCACGCCGCCCGTGCCGCCGCCGTTCAGGATGTTCGTAGAGGCGAGGCCGGCACGGGTGATCGCGTCGCGAACGCCGCCGGTCTGATAGATGTATCCGTTGATGCCAACCAGGCGATTGCGCCGGCCGAGCAGGAACGCCTTCTCGATGTCGCCGCAGATCTTTTCCAGGGCGTAGATCCGCCTCTCCCGTAGCGGCCCCTCCATGTCGGAGCGGAGCACGGTGCCCTTGAAGGCGTTGGTGAGGAAGACCGAGCTATTGAACGTCTCAACGAAGTTCTTGAGCTCCTGCGGATTCTCGTACACGGCCCGGGTGGGCAGCGCGCCTTCCTCCGCCGCGATGAACAGGCGGGACCAGAGGTCGCCCGCATTGATCGCGGCCGGGGTCGTGCCGGCATGGCCGCGCTCGACGGCGACCGCCGACTGCGTGGCGTCACCCGTCACACGGACGTACTCGCCGGTACGGATGTTCTCGAGCACGGTGTTGAGGGAGAGACCGGCCCACACTGCGTTGGCGGGCGTCGCGCCGTCATTCCAACCGATCGTCGTGACCACGGACGAGTAGGCGTTGTCCGAGTAGAAGTTCTGGCGAACCGGATCGCGCTCGAACCAATTATACTCAGTGCTCTCAGCGTTCTCCTTGCGGAGCATCGTCATGAGGGCGAAGAGGACGGCCCCGTTGCCGATACCCTTGGCATGCCTCACCGTGACGTGCTGCTGCCATTCACCTGTGAGGTCGTCGGTGTCGGCGTTCTGTACTGCGAGGAGGCCAGCGATAAGGGACATTGAAGTAGGTGGTTAGTTGACGGTTGATGTAAAACTTTCCTTTTGGACAGGAAAACTTTCCATCCGTCAATTATTTTCTTAATTTGTGTGCCACACTAATTACCAGAGCGACTCAATTATCGAGGAATCCCCGCTTTTGCCCTTGGTTTCCTTGCCGGGCGTGGCGGAGGGCAGATTGGCCCCTGGGGGCTTGACGACTGCTCGAGCGGGTGCCGCGGCTCTCGCCGGGGGAGCCCCGACAGCTGCGGCCGCCGGCTTGGCTCCCGGCGCCGCTGCGGGCTTTGCCGGGGTCCCCGCCACCAGAGCCTCCAACTCCTCGCGCGTGAATTCCTTGTCCCCTATCTTGATCTTCGAGGGCGCGAACCTGTTCTTGAAGATCTCAACCTGGTTGTGGACCTCAGCCTGAAACTCCTTCATCGAAAGCGTCCGCATGCGATCGGCCTGATTCTGCACGAGGGCGAGCGTCGCGTTGTTCACAAGATCCTTGTCGTCCTTGTGCTCTGGATACGCGGTGATGTAGTTCTGCCACTCGCGCTCGTTGGCCGCCTCAGCCTGGGACTGTACGATCGGCGTAAGCTGCCCTCGGAAATCATCCAGCACGGGCTGGAGCTCGGCGTACATTGACTTCCTCGACATGAGGATTGCCGTGGCCTGCGCCTGCTGAAGGAGCGCCTTAAACGTGGCGACCCCCTCTTTCCCCCCGTTCAGCATCGTGTCCAGCTGAGCCTCCGTGACCTCGGGCACTGGAAGCTCGGGGGCGAGTTTCGCGATCCACGCGCTATCGTTCTTTCGGATCTCGGCACGCTCGGCCGCGACCTCATCGGCCGTCTTAGCCTTCGGCTCCTCAGCGACAGACTTCACGGGTTCCGCAGCGGCCGCGGGCGCCGCTGACTTCTTCAACGCCTCAGCGAGTTCCTCCTGGGTGTACTCCTTATCGCCCACCTTGATTTTCGGTGCAACCGCGGGAATTTCTACCTTCGCCGGAGCGGCTGCTGTAGGTTTCGCGGGGACGACAGGCTTGGCACCCTTGGCTGGGGCTGCGGCGGCCGGCTCGGGCTTGGCACCTTCGGCCGGGGCGGCTGCGGGCTCCTCCCCTGCGGCGGGAGACGCCGGAGCATCGCCGCCTGGGAGTTTAGGCTCCTCCTGGGTCTGGACCTGCGGAGCTTCCTTTCCGGGGACGCCCGCAATGGCGTCCCTCATGTTCCAATCAGCCGGAAGACCAAGGGCTTCTGAAACTGAGACTGTGGGTTCGGCAGGCGTGCCTGCCGGGGGAGATGATAGGGCGCGTGGCATAAGTTGTTATCCTCGACCCATTTTCTGTGGGTCCTTCCGAGCGAGAATGCCGATTGCCTGCTGCAACCCTGCCGCTTCTCCTTGATGTTTAAGGATTAAGGCCGGATCACCGATAGCGCACTTCTCTTGGGCTCGGACCAGTGCCTCTTCGAGGTAATACTGGACCAACTTTCGAAACGGAGACTCAGGCATCTTGTGCCAGATCTCACCTTCCTCTTGCTCTGAGATCGAAGTCGCCTCGGCTAGGGTGCGCTTGATGATTGCCACAAGCGCATTATTCCGCGCGAAACAACTACGTCGGCAACACGAAAATGAATTAACGTGCCACGTTAATTACGATTTTCGTGATCAAGTATTACCCGGGTGGGCTCGAGGCGGGAGGGCTGTGGGCTGTGGCCCCTGAAGCATTCCGAACCCCGACGCGAGCCCCGGCTTGGGTCCCGGCCGCTGTCCGGCCGCCTGCCTATGTATCGGTCCATTAATGGGATGATGAGATGGTCGGTGTCCCGGGGGCGGTGGAGGAAGTCCTCCTGGCGTCGCTGGTCCGCCTGGGTGGGGGATCGGCATTCCAGCTGGGAGAGGACCGCCTGTGCCGGTCTCGTTGATGCCGATGTCTCCCATGAGTTGGAATCGCTCGGCCGGCGTAAGCTCGTTGATGTCGCCCTTGAGAGTCAGGCTCGGCTTGACCTGCGGGATCGGCTTCGCCTGTGCTGCCGCGGCCGCCTTCTCCTGCTGGATGATCGCCTGGGCTTTCGCGATGTCGGCTTTCCTCCACCGGATCTCCTCGGGCTTTCCACCTCCCGCGCGTATCAGTTCCAAGAATACATCCCTCGGATTAATGTTCCCGGGCGCTGGCTTGAACACGTCGGGGAACTGCTGCATCCCCTCGAGGGTGCGGGTCAGCGCGGCCACCTTCTTCGCGTCGGGGCCGGGAAGCGCGCCGTCGTGAGCCCTGAAGCTGAATTCCCCCTGGATCACGTCGTTCGAGATCACGTACGGGGAGCCCTCGTCCATGTCGTCGCCCCCGAGCTCGTCCGAGCCCGAGATCTTGCGGTAGAGCGTGTCGTCGAAGAACTGCTGGAAATTGGCGACGAACCTCTTCGTCTGTGGGACCAAGGCGGAGACTGAGAGGAGTCTCGCGATTGCCGAGAGTCTCCCCGCGGCCATCTGCTGCGTGCCCGTGAATGCCGTGGCCGTCTGCCCGGCTTCCCCGGCCTGCCCCTGCAAGTTCTGATTCGCGCCGCTCGTCGCTTCCGCGAATGAGATGAACCCCTTCATCTCCCCAAGGAAGTTGGCTGTCATGTCCACCATGGGAACCTGCTTAATGATCGAGTTCAGATCCATGTTCTGGCCCTCGGGCAGGATCGAGATGAACTTGCCCTCCTTCTCCGGGTCCTCGAAATCCGAGATGTCGATCAGGTTGGACTTCGCGATGAACACATTGCCGATCGTGCGCGTCACCGCCTCCTGGTGGCGATTTTTGAGATAGTCCACGTAGTCCTGAATGTTCTTCAGGATCATGACCCACGACGGGGAAAACTGGTAGAACGGGGACGGGCGCGCCTCACCCACCGAATACGGGAAGCTCGAGTGCTCGTACGTGCTCTCGTTGCACGACAGCGGCTCCTTTTCGTTCCCGAGGGTGATCTGGAATATCTCGGGGTCAGTTCGATCGTCGATGTCGTAGTCCTTCGGAATGATCTTCACCCACAGTTCCACAAAATCAATCACGCCCGGGTCTTTGGCGTCGGCACGTGAATCAACCGGTGTTGCCACCTTGCCGCGTTCGTACGCCGTGCGTGAAATAAGATCCTGTCCCGTGGGACCCGTGGCAGTGCTCGAGGTCGGATACGCGATCGACTTGCTCGGCTTCTTCTTGAGCTCGTTCACCCCGCGCGGGGACAGGTACATCGGATCGCCCGGGTCCAAGAGGGAACGGTTCTTTATTTCCGCCCACGGCTTGTTCATCCGGTGCCCCGCGAAGCGCCCCTCCTGCATGCGGTAGAGCGGCATCAGGGGGTCCATGTAAAAATCGTACGGCGAGACGAGCTCGATACGGTTGTAGCCCCCCGTCCTCGTCTTGATCTTTTGGGCCGTTATGACCGGCTCACCGGAGTCGGGATCAAGGACGGGCTGCCCCTCCTCGTCCAGCTGAGGGGTGTTCTGCCACCTCCCTTTCGTAATCGGGGCAAAGCAGTCGTACATGATCCCCCGGTTGTACGTGAGCGAATTCTCGATCCACATGAACCCCAGCTGGTACATCCCGGCCGGCTGCTGCTCCGAATTCCACTTCAGGAGCTCGTTCATGTAGCGCGCCGGACCATCGTCGTCGGGACCGCCCGCATCCACCTTGTGGGGGCAGTCGTCACCGAAGAGCGTCTGCGCCAGGAACGTCGTCATCGTGTGGACGTGCGTCGCCGTGATCGGAAGGATGTACCGGCGAAGCGCACCCTTCGCGAGCTTCACGTAGTCCTGCTTCGTGAGCGTCGCGTAGCACATGAGGACGTCATGGGCCGCATCAAAATCCGCCGTGTAATAGTCGAGTGTGGCCCGCGCGTGGGTCACATAGTCCTGCCCCAGCTTGAGGATTCGCTTGCGGAATTCCTCGTCGAGATCGAGACGGCCTGTGAGCGACTGCGGCATGGCAGCCTGCCCTTAGTCTTCCTCGTCGTCGAGTCCCGCGTCTTTGGGCGAGAGGGTGTCCTTTGCCTCGGCCTTGGGCTTGGTGTCAGCCTCCTCGGCCGCCTCGTCGCCAGAGTCCGCCTCCTCGGCGCCGCCTGTGTCGTCGCCGTCGCCCGTCTCGCCGTCGTCGGAAGCCTTGGCATTTCCGTCCTCGCCGTCAGTCGAGACCTCGCCGTCCTCGGGTGACTTGCACTCGGTATCGACGTGCGTCAGGGAGACCGTGACCTTGGCCTTCGTATTCTTGCCCGGGAGAGTGTCGCCGTACGACTCTCCGGCAGAGCTCGACTTCACGATCCCGTGGACCGTGACGCAGAACTTTTGACCGACCTTGGCCCCGTCGAGACCCCAAGCCTCAACCTGGGCGCCGGTCAGATCCACCGTGGGGGCATGCTTCGGCTGGTCCTTCGCCTTCCCCTTGCCCGAGGTGGCGATCATGGCTCCCATGGAGTTGTCGCCGCCGTATTTTTCCTTGTCAGAAATGATCAGAGATTTCTTTGCCATGGGAGTAATGAGTTGACGGACTGGAAACTCTTTAGAGCCAAAACTTTCCTTCTAGTCAATTATTTTACTGAGAGCCGTGGACCCGGCGACCGTGTTCAGCGAGCTTCTGGAACGCATGAAACCCGAGCTTTTTCCGGCCGATTGAAGCCGCGAGAGCGCCTGGATCAGTGACACCCGGGCGTTTCGAGAGCTTTGCCTTGAGGGAGGCAAATCGCACTCCTGATCCGAGTTTTGCTTCCATTGAGCTACCAATCCTTTCGAGGTGGGTTTATTTTGACGACACGCTGGGCGAGAACGCCGGTCTTCGGCTTCATCTCCTCCATAAGACGCTTTGCCAGCCGCAGGCAATTTATTTTCGGGTACCGGCTGGCGTCCTCCAAGTGGTCGGCCCCGTTGGCGACCGGCCCCTTGATGGGCTCCCCGGTCGTGTAGCCCGCCTCCCCGGGCTTCGGATAGCGGTATTCCCCCAGGTGCGCCGTATAGAGCCTGGGGCAGTTCTTCTTGTCGATCCGGTACACGTACCGGCCGTTCGGGTCCCTCGACTGCATGAGGCGGTTCACGATCGTAATCGTCGTGTCCAGGGACCGGACCTTTGTCTGGTACTGGGGGTAGAACCCGTTCTTGTTCAGAACCTCTATGGAAGAGCCCTTGTCACTTTTCTGAGCGCCGGCCGGATCGCAGAAGTCGAGGACGCCCGCGCACACCGAGCGGTCGTTCCAGAAGGAAAACTCATTGTCGGTGATGTCCCGCACGTTGTCGCACTGACGATCCACGTCGCTCATCTCGGCGTAGTGTTCGCGCAAATCCCACCAGTATTCGACTGGCACGGTCTCCCGCCCCACCTCGAAGTCCAGGCGGAAGTAGGCGGAGAAGATCACCGCATGCGTGGACCCGAAGTCCCAGCCGCGCACCAGATACGCCCCGCTCGGCCACGGGATGTCCTCGAACACATGCTTGTCCTGGCGAAACGCGTGGAAGACGGGCTTCCCGTCGAAGAGCTCGGCGTACTCCCCGAGGAGGTACCGCTTCCGGTGCGCGGGCTTCCCCGCGTACTGGCTCTCCAAGGACTCGATATAGCCCGGCCTAAGGTTGTGCCGATTCTCCTCGGTCTTGATGTGCCAGAACTTGAACGTTAAGTCCTTCTCGTCGGCCTTCTGCTTCTCCAACTTCGCGATCCAGTGGCGCGGACCCGGCGGGTTCGTGTCGAGAATGATCGAGTAGTCGGCAATGTAGTTGCCCTCGTAGTCCTTCCACCTAAGGCACGGCCGGGCGAGGTCCAGGTCCGACTCCTGCAAGAGGTCCGCCTCGATCATGATGAACATCGAACACTCGAATCCGCGAAGCTGACCCTCGCTCTTGTCCTCGTCCTTCAGCCCGCGGAACATGATGTAGCCGCACATCCTGTCCCCGATATTCTCGATCCAGTTCTTGATCTCCGCCTTGCTCTTCGGACCCTCGGACCGGAACTCATTGTACGCCTCCATCGCCTTGAACGACGGAATGCGGACCGTGAGCCCCCCGTTCCATTTGCGGAAGAGCGACAGGTCCTCGTCAATGTCCACCGTGAAGCCCCACTTGGTATAGGTCTCGTTGAATGTCATGACCGACGTGTCGTCATTGGCGACCTGGGTCTTGCGCACGCACAGGACGCGCGCCCCCGCGTAGTGCTGGCAATGCTTCACCGCCTCGACGGAGACCGAGGTCGTCTTGCCGGACCCTCGGCCCCCGAGGAGAACCCTGACGTCGGCCTGGCTTGTATGAAACTCGGCGCACGACGGACCCGGACGGTACCAGCCTGCCCCGTTCATCGTCTCCTCCTTCGCCGCCAGCACGTGCGGCTGCTCAGCTATTCCGTGAGCGAATTCTGAATTGTCCTGAAGAGGGTGAAACGGCGCCATCATGTCAGCCAATGACTACGACGCCTTTGCAAAGTCAGGGATTCCAGTCCCGGGTTTCGGCAGGGGAACCGACTGGACCTCCTTCGCCAGCTTCTTAAAGTCGATCGTGGACCGGCCTCCGCCCGTCTCCACGACGGGACAGTCCTCGTCAGCCTTCCCCTCAGCGGAGAGCTCCACCTCGCGCCTTGGGGTCGGCGTCAGCACGGCATCGACCTGGCGACCGGCCACCAGCGGCGTCTCAACGAACTCACCCACCCGCTTCTGCACCCGCGGAGACATCGCCACAGCCGGCGGGTGAATGTGAAAATGAGTCACCGGCCCGTTCGGCTTCTTCTCGTCCGGAACCTTCGCCCCAGCACCCGGCATCAACTTCGGCGCCGGATCATCCCCCAAAGCCTGCATCGCACACGTGTCAATCTGAGCCGCCGCCCTCGCCAAAGTCGCAATATCCGCCGGAGCCAAAAACACGTTCCCCTTTGAATACGCGTCCAGAGTCCGCCTGATGTGGGAGCGCAGGCCACTCGCCACGGACAATGCCTCCTCCCGGTTCGCCTCAATCCGCTTCTCCACATCCTTTAACTTCACCGCCGAAAGAGGTGCCACCGTCGAATCCGGTGCCCGCAACACCAGCGCGTCGTTCAACCTAATCATCCCGTCCCAGTCCTCCTTCCGACAGCGATCCTTCAACTTGTTGAACGCAACCCCCATCTGATCGGAAATCTCCCGCAACGTCGCCTTCTTCGCGTATAACAAAAACGCCGCCGTCCAGTTCGTCCCAGCCGTCGTTCTCGCCGGCAACTTCAACTGATCTGTAATCTCACGGCTCACTGCGACGCAGGCTCCTCGGCCGGCGGTGTCGGCGGAGGCAACGGCTCCGGATTCATCCACGTCGTCTCAGCCGCAATCACCGCCGCCAGCTTCTCAGGCACGTTCTGCTGGATCACCTTCGCCAACTTCGCAGCCGCCTCGGCCTGAGCCGCCCTCTGTGTCATCGGTGAAGACATCGCTCAGCCCTCGATCCAAAGCCCGTTCTGCGACGAGATGTCCGCGTTTACCTTCGTCACAAGCGGGTGGTCCGCCCCCAATTCCTTGATCAGAAGATCCCTCGTCGCTGACTGCTGGCGCTCTAGGACATCCACGTGACGCTCCCTCTTCTCGACCAGCGCATCGTAGTCCTTCACGTGCTGCTGCACCGCCGGGTGCGCGTCCGCAAGCTCCGCCGGTACTCCGAACTTCAGCTTCCGTCGAATGAAGGCCATGCCCAACCCGTAGAACCATTGTAAAATTTTTGCCAGAAAATTTTCGCGGGTGGGGGCAAACAGAGGGTCCCTACATTGGTATGAATGGCGGCCCCATGCCATGGCCTGGATGGAACCTCGAAGGTATTCCGCTTCGGAGATCCTAAGCGGTTTTGAAACCCTCCTTGGGATGGGTCCTCCTTGGGATGGGTCCTCCTTGGGATGGGTCCTCCTTGGGATGGGTCCTCCTTGGGATGGGTCCTCCTTGGGATGGGTCCTCCGCAACATTGCAACGCAATTATAGTGTTGACAAGTGTCAATGATTCGTTGACGTTCGGCGCCGATGAAAACTATCAAACCGTTATTGTTCTTCCCTGGCGTGATGCTGGGAACATCGTTCGGCCGCCAGTACTTCAAATGTACCGGCGCGGATCAGATACTAGGGAACGAGGAGATCTTACCGACCGGCGCCACGCTAGAGCCTATTGCGGAGGTCTTGCCGAAACGGTGGCTTGTGAAAGTGTCCGGCCGGACGCTATTCCGGTTTGTGGGTATTGATGACGTAAAGTTGACGGATGGAAACATTTCCTAATTGGCAAATTTGACATCCGGACCGATATTTGACGTTTGGAAAGTATCGGCGGAGGTGCGGCCGGATGTTGGCGGCCGCAACCCTCTGAAACGTCTAAAACGGAGGTTTGACCTGGCCGCCGGTTTCGTGCTGGCACGAATAGCTAAAACGGCCCATTTGTCAAACCTTGCGCCGTTTGTGTGGACTCGGAAAAGGTACCTAGGGTAAAGTGTAGGTATACTATTAGACACTCCTTTTATTATACCTACACTATACTCTATACCTATTTCTTTGGTCATAAGGCTTCACTCGACCGAACCCATTTTGCCTCCGTTTCCCTCGTTTCTCCGTAGGAATGCGTTGACAGCGTTAAGTTTCATTGAATTCCTAAGGCCATGTCACAATTATCCGAAGGAAAACACACTATATTTGCCGCGCGTCATTTGCTCGGAGGCAATCTAATGTTGACGCCTCTTTTGATCACGCGTGATGACGCTACGTTTGAAAAAGCCTGCGCAGCTGTTAAGGCCATCGGCCAGGACGCTCCAAAGCTTAGGCGCCCTACTAATGGAAGCGCGCGTGCTATTCGGGTCATTGGCTTAGAAAAGCGCGATTTGGTCTTTAGCGCCAAGAATGCAGGTTATCTAAAGAGGGTCCCCATCCCCGGGGAGACTTTCGAGAGTGTTGGCCGTTGCGCCGAAGATTTAGGACTTTCGGCCAAATCCCTCCGCCAAGTTCTCTATCTGGCGCGCCGGGCCAATGCCGGGCAAGACTCCGATGCGATGCACTTGGGAATTCGGTTTGAGTATGTTGAAAGTTCAACCTCCGTTAGCATTTAAGGCCAAAGCTTAGGCGCTTTTCTTCGCTCACAATTGCCGTTTGGTCAAATAGTTGACTGGACGGCAATTTTTATTTGTTGCAATGTTGCGAACCTTGGTACACGCTTTGCACTGTTCAATCGAAACCAAAAACAAAAACAAAGGACTAAAGTGAACACATCAGAAGCAATCAAACGCGCGGCCGAATATCCGGCGCTGTGGGAAGCAGTTGAATCATTG